AATTTGTTTTTCAAGGTCTTTTTTTTGTTTTTGACTTGAGACTCTAGCATATATAATTTTTTTTCTTGTACATTTAGACACATCGATAGGAATGATTTTATATCGATGATGTCCACCAGGTGTGCTAATGTATTCAATCTCTCCAGAAATTGCTCTGAGTCGTAAAGTTTCTTTAGTGACATTATAATATTCTGATGCTTCTTTTGGACTAACAAACATCTTCCAGGGGATAAAGGGGGCATATATATACTTATAAGATTATCTTTAAGTATATATTTTTTAAAAAAAAAATAATTTGCGATTTTTGCGATTTTTTGTTACAGTTTTAGATTATCTTACAATTGGAATAATTACAATTTATGAAAATAATATTAAACTGCATTATGTTGAGTATATTGAAAGATATGTTAATATTATTTGGAAAAAGAAAGAAACCATAAATAAAATTAAAGAAGAAAATAAAGATGAGGAAAAACAAAAAGAATTAGTTAATGAATTCTGCAAACAATTAAGAAAAATTAAAACTGATATAATTGGAATAACTGAGTATAAATCTGATGCAAAATATCATAATTGGATAAAAGATATAAAGAAAATAATAACACCTAATAAAGATAAATACCAAAAAGATAATTTATATTATGATTTACAATGTAATCCACAAGACTATTTACCTTGTATGATAAGAATGATGAAAGAAGTAGAAAAAGATAAAGTTATGATTTATAATGTTTTTCCTATGAGAAATGATATTATTATGAAAAGCATAAAATTAGATACGACAACATTAGTTCATTTACTTTTTACGAAAAAACAAGGAAATAAAACAGATTATTTATTGGAAGGTAATTTGAAAAAACAAGAAGATAAAATATGGGAATTCTTTTTTAGAACTGAGAGGCAATGTTTTAAGAAACCTAAATACACATTTCATCATATGATAGAAACAGATGGTATAAGTTGCTCTATTTTGATGTTAAGAAATGATTTGATAGGTAAAAGAATACCAAATATTAAAATAGGTTCAAATGCTGAACAATATATAGATGAATTAAGCGATTATACTAACATTAAAAATAAAAAGATTGTTTGTATTGATCCTGGACTTAGTGATATTTTATATTGTGTTGATGATGATAAAAAAGATGCAAATGAATTTAGATATACTCAAGACAGTAGAAGAAAAGAATGTAAAATCAAAAAATATGCTAAAATAATTTTGGAATTTAAGAAAGAAAAAATAGATGGTAAAACAGTTATAGAATATGAAACAGAACTATCAAAACTTAATAGAAAAACATTATTAATAAAAGATTTTAAGGAATATATTAAAAAGAAAAATGAAATAAATAATAAATTATATAAATTTTATGAAAAATACATATTCAGAAAACTTAAGTTGAATGGTTATATCAATAGAAAGAAAAATGAACAAAAATTAATAAATAATTTTAGAAAAATATTTGGAAAACCTGATGAAACTTTAGTAATTTTTGGAGATTTTGAGCAAAAACAACATATGAAATATAAGGAACCAATTAAAGGGAAAGGGATGAGAATGTTATTTAGACAAAATAATTATAAAACATTTTTAGTTGATGAATTTAGAACAAGTTGTATGTGTTCAATTTGTAAAACTGAAATAGGAAGATGTGAAAAATTTCAAATAAGAAAAAATCCAAAACCATATAAAAGTGGTAATATCTTAGTCCATGGGGCTCTTCGTTGTAAGAACTGTGAAGCTGTATGGAATAGAGATGTAAATGGAGCCACTAATATATGTAGAATTGCGAAGAATGCAATTAATGGAATTGAACGACCAAAATATTTATGTAGAGAAAAAAAAGATGAAACTATTAAAGTAGAAAACCCCAAAAAAGAGAAAATAAAAAAAGTCGTTCAAAAGAAAGCCAATAAATCAGTTAGGGTTGACGCCTTAACAAAATCATAATTTACACGCTCTGCAACGGGCAAACCTTGAATATTTTTTTGATGAGTAAAATCGGCATTTTAAATCTTCAAGGGTGTAAAAATGAGTAAATAAAAATTGAATTTTAAATTTTAAAAAATATTATTATGAAACATGTCATCATCTTTAGAAACGCTTAGTAATACACAATTAAATACACGTAAACTATTTCTTGAAGAGCAGCTTTTTTTGGTAATTGAAGCTATTCAAAGAAAAGATACAAGCTTTAATATTGAAGTACATTTTGAACAATGTCCGAAAAATACAAAAAAAATCAAAATAAAAAAAAATATTATGAATGACCAAAAATATACTAATAAACTAAATATTATACGTAGAGAGCTATAATCGTTTCATTCATTTATTTTTTTTATAACAATGTAATAATGAATAAGATTATTACAAATAAAGTCATACCTTTTGAAAAAGAACTCAATTATTTAATTGTCATACCATGTGTCAATCGTGATGAACGCAACGCAGTAAATATAATTGATGAAACATTTTTAGGTTTTGAAAAATCAGGTTTATTTGAATCTAACATCAATTATCATATACTATTATTTGAATCAGGTTCAAATGATGTTAGTTATTTGGATTGTTTAAATGAATATAAGACAAAATATCCTGGTAAAATTAATATAATATTTACAAAACAAAAATTAAACGGTAATACAAATACATATCGTATGTTTGATTATATTTATAAACTACCTACTAAAAACAAAATTGATTTTATTATTTGGATGGACGATGATGTATTTGTGTGTAAGAAATTTATCGAAAATGCAGATGCATGGATTAAAAGATATGCTAATTTTTCATTATTTTCTTCCTTATATGTGCCTTATCAAAGTAGTCCAGTAAAAGACATTCCACATATTCATCATGCTAAATTACCAGGATTTTATGGTACATGTTGTACAATATTTAAACCAATTGTTCTTCAATATCCTTTACAACTTTGGTTTCATAAACATCATGAAATGTTTGCATTTAATCCAGATGTACGATTTCGTGAAAGTATTCGAAAACATTTTTTTCATGTACAAAACATGTGTGTAAGTAGCCCGTCTATAGTACAACATATGAATATTGGTTCATCTATTTATAAAAATAAACAAAAAAATAAAGGTCATTTGTGTAAGAATTTTGTAGGGGTGGACGTAGATCCAAAATTCTATGAAATACTCAAGTAAGTTTGAAACAATTAAATATTTTAGATATTTAAATTAATGGATGTGTTATTAGTGGCATCAGGTAAATCATCACGATTAGTAAATTATACAAAAGATTATTTACCAAAATATTTACTCAATATTGATAATCATCCTGCGTTAGTAAAAATTATAAATTATTGGTCAAAATATGCGAAACGTTTTTTTTTAGTAATTCATGAACAATTTCATTCAATTACTCAATTCTATATTGATCATTTTTTAACTTCTTTAAAAGAAAATATTCATATATTTCATTATAATGATTATGATGGAACAGCATATACAATAGATTATATTTATAAAAAATATTTAATAAAATATCAAGTAAAAAATTTACTTATAAGTTGGTCGGATATTTTACCCAAAGAAGATTTAAATATGCATTATTTTCAAAAAGAACAATCTATTAAAAAAAAAATAAATAAAATTCATATATTTACTTACGGAAATGAATGTCGTTATTTGTTAGATGATGAAAATAAAATAATAAAACAAGATGAAGGAAATATCATTGGTATTTATTATATACAAAATATTTTATTTAAAACAACAAAAAACATTGAAAAAAACATAGATATTGTAGAATATTTATCATTTTTTGAAAATAATACATTATATAATTATGAATTAAATGATTTGCTTGATTTTGGGGATGAAAATAAATATAAAACAATCATTGAATATCAAAATGACCCAAATAAGATGAATTGTAGAAGTTTTAATGAAATATCAATAAAAAAAAATCAATTATTAAAAAAAGCTGTAAATGAAAAAGGAGTTCAGGTGATTAAACATGAAATGGCTTTTTATAAATATTTAGATAAATTAAAAGAAATGGATAATAAATCGATTGATTTATTTCCAAAAATAAATCAATATTATGAAAGTGCTTTTTCAATGGAATATAAAAAGGAATATATAAATCTTTATAAATATTTAAAAAATAATAATAGTCAAGAAAATGAAAGGATTATAAAAAAACTATTAGAACAATTTCAATATCTTCATCAATTAAAAAATGAAAAAATACCAAAGATTCAATTTTTACATGATATAAAAGGAGAAATATATGATAAAATAATAAATAGAATTAAAAATATACAACCCATTTTAGATTATTTTCCTACATTTAAAAAAGTAAATGGAATTTTTATTGCTGATTTTAAAACATTACTTGATCATATTCATAAATTCATATTTCAATATTATGAATTATTAGATGATTATCAATATCAAATTATTCATGGAGACCCTAATTTTTCAAATATACTTATTCATCCAGATAATAAAGATTTATGTTTTATCGACCCAAGAGGTTATTTTTCAAGTTCATCGGTATTAGGACCAAAAGATTATGATTATGCAAAAGTATTATATGGTTTAAGTGGATATGATGAATTTAATAATCATCATTTTGTCATTGATTCAATTGATGAAAATGAAATTAAATTTAAAATGAATCAAATTGCTATAAGTGATGATTTTAAAAATCAACATTTTAATAAACTTCATAAAATGATGGTCGTTATTATTTGGTTAGGATTAGCGGAATATAATAAAAATAATATTTGGAAATGTGTGGCAAGTTATTATCATGGTTTATATTTAGGTAGTTTTATTGATTTTTAGTTGAATTCATCATAACTTTCAATTATATTTATATTATAATTTTGTTTGATAAAATCATTATAATAATAAGTAATAGGTTTTATTTGAAAAGGGGTAATTTGTGGAACTTGAGTTAAAGCATGAATTCCTACAAGGCTATCTTCAAAACATGCGATTCTTTTATTTTTATAAATTTTTGCCATTTTTTGATAACATTCAGGGTCTGGTTTTCTTTTTGAAAAATCTTCTTTTGTATAAACTTTAAACATAGATAGTTGTGGATAAAAATCTCTAAATAAATTTATTGATGAAATACTACTATTTGTGACAATGACTAATTCTTTTTTTATTTTTTGGGTAGTTAATTTATATAAAAACATTTCAAAATTATCAATAAAAGTATGATGTCTTTTTTCTATTTCTTCTTTATAAAATTCTCCCTTTTTTTTATAAAGTTCATCATAATTTGTTATATTATAATTATTTTGTAAATAATTTTTAAAAGTTTGAGTATCTATACTGTGAATATGTTTAAAGTATTCATCAGGACTTATATTAAAATCAGGAATATAATTTTGTATAACTTTTTTCCAAGAAAGATAATGAGTAAATTCAGTATTCATTATCGTTCCGTCAAAATCAAATAAAAATACATCAAAATCATTTATTTTAAACATATTATTAAATATAATATTAAATATGTATTTTGATAAAATATTAAACGCAGATATATACTTATAATATTTATATATAAAGATAAATTAAAAAATATGAATATGATTGAAACAAGTTTGAAAAAAAAAATATTAATTGCCACACCAATACATACAGACCAGCTTATATTACAATATGTATCGTCTGTATTTCAACTTATAAATAATAAAGATTCAGAATTTGAAGTAAACGTTTTTTGGCGTCGAGGGTCTTTAGTAAATCGTGCAAGAAATGAATTAGTTGGTTATTTTTTAGAATCAAATTATGATTATATTTTTTTTATTGATAGTGATATTGTCAATTTTGTAGATGCGTTTTATAAAATAGCAACAAAATACATTGAACTTGAAAAATTATTTCCTTTACTTGTATTAGGTGCTGTTTATCCAATTAAACATTTTAATTTTGATTATGTAAAAAATAAAGAACAAGTAAGTTATAAAAATTGGCAACAAGTTATGTTAAATTACAATGTAAATTTAAAAGATTTAGGAATTAATAATGAAAATGTAATTAAAGATGCAGAAGAAAATAATGGTATTGTAAAAGCACAATCCATTGGAGGTGGATTTATGATGATATCAAAACAAGTACTGAATAAAATGATTGAAAAATTTCCAGAAACAGAATATAAGAATTTCGATAATGATAAATTCGTTGCAAATAAGAATTATAATTTATTTCATAGTTTTATAGAACCAAATAGCCAATTTTATTTGAGTGAAGATTATGGTTTTTGTTATCATTTTGTACAAATGGGTGGAACTCTTTTAGCAGATATTAGTGTACCACTTAGTCATTATGGTGAACATAGTTATACTGGTTCATTATATGAAACACTTCAACTTAAATCATTTATTGAATCGAATAATCAAAATAATGATAATCATGAACCAATAGTGGTTTAGTTATTTTTTTCATATATTCATGATCAATGTTATGAATGATATTTTTTAAACTTTTATTTTTAATAAAAGGCTTATGAATAATAGTTAAATCCAATGATTCTAAAATAATTTTCAAATCGTTTTCCATATTTTCTTGTTTTCCTACCATAAAACATACATTTTCATTTTTCTCATTTATTAAATGAGAAATTTGTGGCATAAAACAATGCCAATATGACCAACAGTTAATTTGTTTATAATTTAAACAAAATGTTTTAAAATCTATATTTTTATAATGACCTTTTTGTTGAATATAATGATATCCAGAAAGAAGTCGTTTAATAGGTTCCCTTACAAAACTAAATATTCTATATGTTTTCCATTTTTGTGAATTCATATTCATAATTTTATTTAAATGATGACTACTACTATAATATAAATAAGTACCCATTATTTTATTTTCATGTTTATCTATACTGTTATCAACTATTTTTGTAAATTGATTATGGTCAGGACGTTTTAAATAATAATTTTTAAAACCATAATGTTTGTTTAATATTGAAGAAATATAAGAACCACCTGTCTTTGGTATATGTAAATAAATGGCCTTTAAATCATGATTAATAGAGCACATGGTATATATTCATAAAGAAAATTATTCATAAATTATTTCGAATCCTTCTAAAAAACTAACTATTTTATGAATTAAATGAATTTCTGAAATATTTTGATAAAGACTTAAATAAATTGTTTTTTTTATTTTACGAGATAGTTTATGTTCAAATAATAATTTATGTATTATATTTGAAGTAATTGTAATTTTCAAATTATTATTGTTTATTTCACGAAAAAAGAGTGATGCATCTTTTTTTTTTGTAAATTTAGAAAATCCTACAAAATATAATTCATAACCTAATTTATCTTTTGTATAAACATGTATTATTTTATTTTTATATTTTTCTAAAGTATCATTATAAAAAATAGTATTCATATTATATTTATTATAATAAATATAAAATATATTTTATATATTAATAATCAAAATATTCACCCATTGTTGAATGAAGACGTAATCCCAATCCTTTATCTACCTTTAATACACTTTTAATCATATACAAATATGCTACACGTAAATTACAAATAAAGAAAAATAACATATATAAATTTTTAAAATCACGTTTAAAATTAAATTCATCATATTTCATGACTTTATTCATCATTGTATAAGTAGCAAATACATGTTGATACATTAAAAAAATAGTATATAAAATAATCATTTTATCCCATTCATTTACGTCATTTTCACCTATTATGAGTTTTCTTAAATCTGTTACATCACGTTTAATGAGTATAAATTTTTGAACATCAATTTGATCCATTCTTATTATATATAGATAATTATTTTTAAGTTCATTTACATTTATTTCTTTTTGAGAATGCTTCTTGAATTATATTTTGAATAGGTAAATCTAATTTTTTTATTTGTTCTGCATTTAAGTCTTTAAACCATTGAGGATATCCAGGAGCTGTATTATAAAATGGAAAAAAATAACGATCTTTATTACATTTTGACTCCCCATAATTCTTAAATATTTTATTAAGTTTATGTCCATGTTCATCATATTCATTACAAGTTGATGGTACATGATAATATGACCAATTATCTTTTTCTTTTAATTCAGAAGCACATTTACGGAGTGTTTCACGCCCAATATCATGATAACGAAATCCATTTTTATTTTGTATTTTATCTTGTGCATTTGATATAATACATTTTAAGAATTTTGAATTAGGTTTTGAAGCCATCATCCAATTAAGAGGACTTCCATAACCATATCCTGTTTTAGAGCATACATTGTTATTAAAACCACAACCAAAACCTACATAATCATGTTTATCAAGATGTTTTGTATAATTGCATAAACACTTAAGCACTAATATATCTGCATCAATCCAAAACCCACCATATTTATCAAGTAGTAAATACCGATAAAAATCCGCTTTATGTTGTATTTTTAAATGGTCTAATTGATAATTTTTCAGTTCTGGTAAGTATTTCTTTATTTTTTCTTCATCTAAATAAATAATTTCAAAACAATCATTGCAGTTATGTAATACTGATTGATAACACAAATCAATATAACCGGGTTTTTTATGTCCTGGTATTGTTTCCCAAAACATCCAAATAATTGGTTTTTTTATATTGAAATGTTCTTTATATTTGTTATTGAGTAAAAAATGTATAATTATAAATAATAATAAAATACAAATTGAGTTAATCAATATCATCTTACTATAAAAAAAGATTAAAATTTACAAAATCTAAAAAAATGTCTTATTTAAAGTATGATTGAAAATAGAATAATTAATGGATCAAATATTAATGGATCAAATAGTAATGGATTAAATAGTAATGAAAAATTTAAAATAGTAAATGGTGAACCTATTCCAAATAAACTAAGAAATAAATTTAATTTTTTAGCATCCATTGTTGTAAAAAATAAAAATCATCCATTTTGTGGCGGAGCTTATATTGGTAAAAATGTAGTATTAACAGCTGCACATTGTGTAAACAAAGTATCAAAAAATAAAATTCAAATCATGTTCAATAAAAAATATTCATATTCAAATGATATAAGGTTTAATGTTAATAAAATAATAATTCATCCAAATTATAATTCTATAAATGCTGATAATGATATTGCACTTATTTTTTTAAATGATGAACCATGGAAAAAAGGAATAAACCCATTATATTTGCCAAGTTATAAACTACAAAGAAATATATATAAATATAAAAGACCTGGTCTTATTATGGGTTTTGGAAGTCAATCTGAAGGTCAAGGTAATTCTATAACACTTCAATATGCTAAAATTAAAATGATGAAATTAAATCAAACTAAAATTAATAAAAATTTTATTACAAAGAATATGATAATTATGGGCGACTATCAAGATATTGATAATCCATATGATAATATTGATACATGTTTTGGTGATTCAGGAACATCTGTTTTTGGAAGATATGGAGAAGGAAGAAAAGCTGTTTCTATAGGAATAACAAGTTGGGGTATTGGTTGTGGATTAGACGGGTATCCAGGTGTTTATGCTAAAACAGGGAATTATATAAGATGGATATACAATCTTACAAAAATAAAATCAATAAATTAAGATAAATTATTATTTTTCAGTTAATTATTATTTTTTCAGTTAATTATTATTTTTTCAGTTAATTATAATTTTTATATATTAATTAATTATATGAATAATATTAAAGCGATTATCAAAAAAAAAAATGTAAATAATGATAATAAACAAACAAGGATTTTAAATGGTATTTCTATTATATTAAATGAAGATATAAAAAAATATGATTTTTTCTGCTCATTCGTATATGGTAATAATAATATGCCATTTTGTGGTGGTAATTATATAGGTAATAAATTAGTATTAACTGCGGCTCATTGTGTTGACCAAATAACGGATAAAAAAAATATAAAAATTATTTTTCATAAACAAACTTTATATTCAAATGGAATAATGTATAATGTAAAAAAAATACTTATACATCCTCAATATGATAAATCTACTTCTGATAATGATATTGCTCTCATTTATTTAGAAAAAGAACCAGACGTTCAACCCATTTATTTACCGACGCCTCATTTATTAAAAAATAATATTTATAATATTGGTGGAAAAGATGATTGCATTATTATTGGGTTTGGTAAAACATCTATGAACTCAAATTTAAGTATATATTTAAAAAAAGCACTAATAGGTTTATTGGATATTGAAAATACAAAATATCCATCTAATACTATTAATGATAATATGGTAATAGCAGGTGATTTTAATGATCCAACTAATTTAGATGATAATGAAGATACTTGTCAAGGAGATTCTGGGGGACCATTATTTAAAGAAATAATGTATGAAAATAAAATGTATCATATTTTAATTGGATTAACAAGTTGGGGTTATGGTTGTGGATTAGAAAATTATGGTGGTGTTTATACAAAATGTTCTCAATATAATAAATGGATAAAAGATAATTGGATTTTTCAAGAATGAATATAAGAAAATATTAATAAAAGAAATATATGAGTATTATTCGTGAATCATTATTAGAGAAAAAAGTACCTTTTCTAAAATGGTACCAAAATAAAGATTATGTTATTTTTGATATATACAATCAAATTTTGGAAATAGATATAAAAATAGAAAAATATAAATGCAGTATTCAAAATCAATTTTATGAAATGAATTTTGATTTTTTTGATGAAATAAATGAAGAAACTGTTCAAATTAAAAAAGATTCATTAAAATTAAGAGTTTATTTAGAAAAAGTAGAAAATAAAAACTATTTTTGGACATATTTAAGTAAAGATAATAATTACAGAAATCAAATTCAAGTCAATTGGGATAAATGGGTGGATGAAAATGATGAAAATGAAGAAAGTGAAATGGAATCGAATCATGAACAAATTGATTTTGAACAAATGATGTCATCTATGGGTGGAGGAATGAATCTTGATAATATGAATAATGAAATAAATGATGTAGAAAATGAGGATGTAGAAAATGAGGATGTAGAAAATGAGGATGTAGAAAATGAGGATGTAGAAAATGAGGATGTAGAAAATGAGGATGTAGAAAAATGATAATTTAGAAAATGATAATTTAGAAAAATGATAATTTAGAAAATGATTATAAAAAAAATATAGTTTATTAATATATGGGAATAGACATACCTTTTACAATGAACGGAGGAAAAAAAGATAAATCATTTCGTCTATTTAATAATGAACAACTTGATATGAATTATAAGCTTAATAATATATCATTATTATCAATTATTGATAAAATAACTGGTACAAAAGAAAAATCAGAAGATTATTTAAAAGCAACTGATACTAAAAAATATTACGATTATTTAAAAGTAAAAGAAACAAAAAAAGTAAAAGAAACAAAAAAGGTAAAAGAATCCAAAAATAAAAAATAAAAAAAATATAATTTTTTTAATGTGTTTAATAAAAATAATTTAAATCATTTTTATTATAAATGTACCTACCAAATCAGAATTATGAAACTGTTTTAGTCATAGCAATTATTGTATTACCACTAACCATGCTTTTCTTTTCACAAGTACCCACGCCTTACGGAAGATTCTATAAGGAAAATATATGGGGACCAACATTAGATGAGAAAAATGCTTGGGCAATCATGGAGGCAACGGGTTTAATAATGTTTTTGTTATTTTATTATATATATGGTTGTAATAAAGCATCATTGGTACCACTTATATTTTTAGGAATGTGGACATTTCATTATATTAATCGAGCTATTATATATCCTTATGTGATTATGAAACAGAAATATAAAAAATTTCCAATGATTTTAGTAATATTAGGATTTTTCTATTTATCTATGTTTAGTTATTTAAATGCTAAAAATGTATCTTGTAATCCTAAATACACAGATGATTGGATTAAAAGTCCTACATTTATTATTGGAGTCATTATATTTATTATAGGATTTTGCATTAATGTTTGGGCTGATGTTAGATTACGATATTTAAAGGACAATAAAAGTAATGTTAAAGAAGATGATATAATAAAGGAGCCATTTACATTATATGAAGATGGTAAATTTAATTTTTCAAAAATGTTTGATAGTTCAATTTATTTTGATGAAAATGAAAAAAGTAAAAAACATTATTATATACCTGATGGAGGATTATATGATTATATTTCATCACCTAATTATTTTGGAGAAATTATCGAATGGAGTGGATGGGCTATTGCAACATGGTCAATGCCAGGATTATTATTTGCTTTAGGAGCTGTTGGTTGTATTGGTGTGCGATCTATTCATACACATAAATGGTATAAGAATAGTTTTAAAGATTATCCAAAAGAAAGAAAAGCACTTATTCCTTTTATACTATAAAGTAATAAACATAGTTATATATTTTTTTTTAATATATTATATTTAAACAAAATATATTTTTGTTTTTTATAGTATTATTTAGTAGACATAATGAAATATATATTTATTATTCTTATTTTATTATTATTATTATTACTATGTATTGAATATTTTTTAGGTTTTCAAGAAAATTATTGTAAAATACCAAAATATAATCCACAACATGTAAGAAATGATACTAATGTCGAATTAACATATAAACCTCAATCAAATATTAATAATAGTAATTGTGATAAATACTGGAAGAATTTTTCCACCGAATATAATAGTTTATTAGATTTAAATGAACCAATACCTATTAAAAGTGATCAACTTAGTTTACCATCTACTTCATCTTTTGGTAATAAAGTTTATCGTTTTGGATTGCTTGATTTTAAAAAATTAGCATCATTCATTAATAATAAAAATCAATCAATAAATACTTATAAAAATGCTAAAAAACTTAATTTAAATCCATCTACTAAAGAAAAAGTAAGTTATGAATATCAAGTAAATTTTTTTATTCGAGAACTTAATCTAAAAACAGATATTAAACGCTTTAATGAATATAATCCTGTAAAAATGAATTATTTTAATTATATAGAAAGTCCAATACCAGAAGTAAATACTATTAATCAGGAATTTTTAAGAAGAATAAATAAAGAACAAGTAAAAATAACATCTAAAGATGACCAATTACTAAATGGTCTAATGGATTATCAACCCTACAGTTATAGAATTATTGATATTAAATATTTAAATAATAATAAAAATGAACCTATTTATGTCATTCAAATGAATTTATTTCAAGAATATAATTATTATATAAATAGTTTTGCTTATATTGGTTATATAAAAGATAAAAAACCAATACTAATGAATACAGAATTTATTGGGGTAAATCAAAATTCAGAATATTTAAATACACCTGCATATGATAAATCAAAACCAACTAATTTTTTTATACTTAATAAAAATTTTAATGATTTTCAACCAAGACTTAAAGATATTAATAAAGTTATAAAGATTACAGAGACTCAACAAAAACTAAATGCTTTAGAATCAAATTATGCTTGTTTTAACACAGATACGGATGCGTCACAAGTAATTCTTAATTATGATACAAAATCAAGTTGTGAATCACCTATTGATTATTGGGGAAGACCCAAACCAGTTGGTATATATGACAAACCATGTGAAAAAGATAATGAATGTCCATTTTATGAATCAAATAAAAATTATAAAAATAAATTTGGAGGATGTATAAATGGTAAGTGTGAATTACCAAAAAATATGCAATCAATTGGATATCATTTTTATAGTAATAATCCAAATAATAAACCATTATGTTATAATTGTAATTTAGATAATAAAAAATACAATATAATATCATCAAGTATTGATGATTGTTGTCAAAAACAATATGATAAAAAAAAATATAAAAATTTTAAAAGTCCTGATTATGCTTTTAAAGATGATGTTATTCCACGTATAAATGCTTATAATCAAACAAATTATAAAACGAAAGATTTAATCTAAATTATTCTAATTCCATTCAATATTCCATTCAATATTCCATTCAATATTCCATTCAATATTCCATTCAATATTCCATTCCATTATTTTCTAATACTTGTTTTGTGCATTCTTTTACTCCAACAAAATATTTACAATTTTTTGAATCTATATTAGAAATATACCCTTTATTTCTAAAATCTTTTAATACTTGAGGATGATATGGTATATATTTAATTAAATTATAATTAGGTTCAATTAATGGAATTTGATATTCTGTATTTCGATATATATTTTTGTAATTTAATACAAAATTAAAAATTTGAGAAATTATTTTAGTATTTACATTTTTATTACATACCAAATATTTATATAAATTAAGTAATTTTATATTTGGTCTATATACAAAATAATAATGATCTCCAAATTTTTTAGGTAAATATTTTTGAGATACTTTATTTAAATCAAAATATGTAGTTTCTGTAAAGTCATTTTTTTTTTGAAATATATTTTCAATTTTAGAAGTTAATTGAAACGGTAATATTATTATTTGATTATTATAATCTTCATTAAGTAAATCATTTATTTCTTTAGATGGAAGTTCTTTAAAAAAATAAATAACTTGTATTTCATCATTTAAAAAAGCATTAAATAACTCTTTATCTGTATTATATATTTTTACATTTTTTTCATTTAATGGTTTATTGATATCATTAAAAAATTTTTTATAAAAATAATAAGCTGTATTATTTTTTGAAATACCAATGGTAGTATCAAATTTTATATCTTCAATATTATTTATCTGATATTTAAGTTTTGTCATGATAAGTAAATAAATTTTATAGAGATTACTAATTAATTTTATATTTGAAAAATCATTATTTAATATTAAATATTCTGGAATGGTTATCATAGATATAACATTATTTTTATTATTTGTTTGATTTATTATATCATTTAAATTATTTGTTAAAACAATTTCAGAATTAATTATATTTGATTTAGAAATAAGTCTTTTACTAAAATTATTTAAAAATATACTTGTTGAATGATTATTTAAACCAATAAAATAAAATTTATCATATATCATTTTATGTTTGAAAAAATTTTTATTATTATCATTGTTAACATAAAAATCTCTTAATAAATTTGATTCTACATTATAATATGGTAAAAAATAAGTTAAAAAATTTTCATTTACATAAATTATTGAATTAACTATATAAAATAAAATAAATATTATACACATATAAATCAAAATGTATTTCATATTAAATAACTATTTTTTTATTTTCATTTTTTATTATAAAAATATAATCTAATTATTAATTATGAATTTTGATATAAAATTTGTAATTGTACTTTACATTATTTTAGTAGTACTATTATTTTTATACAAAAATGAAATATTTGATTTAAATGTAAAAAACAAGAATAAAAAAATGATATATTTAACATTTTTACTCTTTATACTTGCTATTATATCTTTTTACACTAAGGTTATTTTGGAATGTTTTTTTTAATGATATTATTATGTTATCTAAAGAAAAAATAGAAAATATAAAATTAATTATAAACAAAAAAAATATGATTGATGAAACACCCTTTTTTAATATTTCTACAATTACTTCAAATATATTAGTAATACCAAAAATGATTGAATTAAAAAATATTATTTATATTATTTCTAATAAACTTATAATTATTTTAATTATAATAGTAATTATCTATATAATTTATAGAATTATAAATATACTTAAAGAGAAATTAAAATAATAGAATATAATGATTGTCGGAGATGTTGAACAAAATAATGATGTAGAACTACAAAGTGATAAAGTAGATGAATCAATAGAAGAGCCTCAAATGCTTTCTCAAAATGATGATGAAGATGAAGATGAAGATGAAGATGAAGATGAAGAAGAAGAAGAAGAAGAAGAGTCTGAGCAAGAATCTCATGTATCAGAATCTGATTCTCAACAAGGTGGAGTAAATATTGATTTATCTGACAATGACTTTTACAAAGGACTATGTACTTTACTTGAAGATGAGGGTGGAAATAATATTTTAGAATATATTAGTCTTCTTCACACAGAGCTTATTGGTGTAAATAAAAATCTTCGTGCGATGAATAAGAACATGAATATTATGGCAAAATGTGCTGATTTAATGTCAAAAAAAAAACAATAATAAAATTTTATTATTTTTATTTTTTTTATTTTTTTATTTTTTTGTTTTTTTATTTTTTAATTTTTTAATTTTTTAATTTTTTTAAAAATCAAAAAAAGTTGATTTTATATTTAATGATTCATTAAATATAATAAGTATGAATTACTTTGATGAATATGAAAGTAATGAAGAATTACTAAAACAAACAACAGATGGAATAGTAAATATAAAAGAAAATATTTGTTATATAAATGAACAAGAAGTAGAAAATAATAGAGGATTGAATGGAGATAATGTTTTTGTAAAAGATAAAAAAATTATTGGAATAAAAGAGCGGATGAATCATAAAATAGTAGGTTTTATTGATTTAAATTCAAAATACAAAATAATTATTCCTGAATTTAATAAAAAGGGTAAAAATAAAATATATCATATTTTTCAACCTATGAATCGTATATATCCAAACTTTTATGTTTCATTGAATGCGAAACATTATACAGGAACTATTTATGTTTATATTGAGTTTACAAGATGGAATAAAAACTCTAAATATCCACATGGTTGTATTATTGATATAATAGGTAATATTGGTAATTATGAAAATGAAATGAATGTTTATTTATATTATTTTGATGTTTATCGAAAAAGGACAAATTATATAAAAAATGATTATGATAAACATATAAAAGAGATTGATGAATTACAAGATAAATCTATTTTAAGTGAATATTCTATATTTAGCATTGATCCAAAAGGTTCAAAAGATTTAGATGATGCGTTTCATTATAATATGAAAGAAGATACATATGAATTAGGTATTCATATTGCATGTCCGTATTATTTTTTGAGTGATTCTCATTATTTAGACGAATGTTTTAAAAATATAACAACAATTTATCATTATAAAAATATTCATATGCTTGAAGAGCATTATAGTAATACTATTTGTTCATTGGTTGAAAGGAAAAAAAGAAAGGCACTTAGTTTTATTCTAACATTTGATAAGGATTTAAATCTAATAAATAAAGAATTAAAATTAACAACCGTTTATATTGAAAGAAATTATAATTATGATGAATTTTTTGAAAAATACAGTAAAAAAATGAAAGACAAAATAAATTTCATTGATTTTAGTAAATTATTCTTTAAAAAAGAGTTAGATTCTCATGAACTTGTAGAATTTTGGATGATTTATGCGAATCGTTTAATTGTTGAATATTTAATTGAAAATAATTATAAAAATATTATTGTTCGTAGTCATATTAAAAATAACATAAATATTACATCAAGTAAAAATGAATATTTAAATAAAATATTGAGTTATGAATATGAAAATAGTGCTTCTTACCAATTACTGGATATATCAAAAAAAGAAGAATTTATACATTCAAAATTTGGTACATTATATTCTCATTTTACATCTCCAATTCGTCGTGTGATTGATTTTTATATACAAGCTCAAATATTAGGTAAAATAGAAGTTGAAAAAAATATTTTAGAAAAATATATTTTCCAAGTAAATATGTATCAAAAAAAACTTAAAAAATTTTATAATTATCAAAAGAAAATAAAATTTATATATGACCACAAAGAAGATAAAATAACATGTGAAGCATATGTATTAAAAATAAAAAATAATTATTTAAAATTACATATTAAAGAGCATGATTTTCAAATTAAGTATTATTTATTTCCATATAAATTTATGAAATCTATCGAAATAAAAGAAAAATTAATTGAAGATAGAATAACACAAATTATATACAAAATTGATAACAAAGAAAGTACATATCATTTATATGAATTATTAAAAATAGAAATGTATTTCTTTCAATTTGAAATAAATATTGAAGATAAAATTAAGTTAAAAATATTATAAATTTAAAATTATATAAAATTATATAAAATTATATAAAATTATATAAAATTAATTTAAAAAAAAGATATTAAAATAATAATATGGGTAATCAAGAATCATTTCCAGATAATAAAAAAGTGATTCGAAAAATAAAAAAAAAAAAGATAGTCAAAACATCTAATGAAAATTATGAACAAAAATCAAATATTCAATCAAATTCTAATTTAAATAATTATGGTAATAAAATTATGCTGCAACAGATTAATCAGCAACAGATTAATCAGCAACAGATTAATCAGCAACAGATTAATCAGCAACAGATTAATCAGCAACGAAATAATATTGTACCAATTAAAAATAATCAAGAATACAATGATTTTTCAAATTATAATTATGAAATGAAAACAAAAAATAAAGATTTGAATTCAATGTTAATTGAAAGGTCGATGATGCAAAATAAAAAAGTAGATTTAGAGAGCAAAGGTTCTTTTTTAGAGAGACCCTATAATTCTAATTTTCAATTATCGAATCCAAAACCAAATTTTGATAATATTAAATTTGACCCTAATAATTTTAATGATAAAGTAAATGTTTACAAGAAATCAATTGATGAAGAAAAAGAAGATTTTGAATTAAATATTGAAAAGCAAAAAGTAAATTTTTATGAAAATCAAAAGAAGAAACAAAAAAGATTAGAACAAGCAATACATGAATTTGAAGAAAATTATGATCCATGGGATATATTAGGTTTAGAATATGGAGATTTAGATATTCAAAATATAAAACGTGCTTATAAAAAAAATGCGTTAAAATTTCATCCTGATAAAGTAGGTGAAAAATATGAAAATGTATTTAATATTATTAACCAATCATATATATATCTATTAAAAAAATCAGAAGAAACAAATGAAAATGAAATAAAAACAACAAGAGATGTAGTAAATAGAGAATATGAATCTCATAGTGACGGTATGGAAAATATGCATATTGATAAAGAAAATTTTAATCTTAATAAATTTAATGAAATATTTGAAAAATTTAGAATAGATGATGAAATTGATTCAGGTTATTCTGATTTATTAAAGAACGATGATGAAAATAATCAGCCATTATTTAGTTCAAAAGTAAGCAATGAAATATTTAATGAACATTTCAATAAAATTAAAAAAAAAAAATCAGATGCTTTGATAGAATATGATGAACCTCAATCAATGAGTTCTTCTGGAAGTCTTGGTGCTGTAGAATTAGGAGGTTCATTTGAAGGTGGTTTTGGTTCATCTCAGTCATCACATTTAGGATATACAGATATAAAACAAGCACATTATGAAGAAAATCTTTTAATTAATCCTGAAAGTGTAAAATATAAAAATTATAATTCAATTGATGAATATGAACACGAGCGTTCTCAAATAAGTCATAAACCAAATCAATTAGAAAAAATGAAATATATTAAAATCGACAATAAAAATAAATTAAAAGAACAAAAACGAGTTGAATTATTAAGAGAACATGATAATCGTCTTAAAAATAATTATCATAAAATAAATAAAAAATTAATAATTCATAAATAAATGAATTCTTTTAATTTAAAATAATATAGTTAATAATAGATTATGTACTATATATTATTCATTCTTTTTGCAATTTATTTATTTAATGACTTTAATCCTTTTTTTTATAGATTATTTCTTAAATTAATTGGTTTCAATATTGACCAAAAAATATTTGAAAAACTACCAAATGAATTTATATTTATTGGTACTCATACATCAATTATAGATTTTTTTATAGGTAAATTCATTTATTATGGTTATTTACATAAAAAGTATTCAAATTATATATTGATGAAAGAAGATTTTGAAAGATACTCATCCTCTTTTTTTAATATTTTTGATAAAAAATTAAAATTTATAGCAGTTGAAAAAGAAAAAAAAGGATTAACAAAAAAAATTATTGATAATTTAAAATATCGTTCTAATTATCTATTGTTTATTTCTCCTGAAGGAACACGGAAGTATACGAATGAACTTAAATCAGGTTATTGGGTATTGTCTAAAGAACTTGATATAGATATCGTTTTTATTGGAATAGATTTTTATAAAAAAACATTTGAACTTGAAAAACCAAGAAAAGCCTCTTTTCTTTGGGAAAAAGAAAAAGAATTATTTAAAAAAAGCGCTATAAAATATCAACCATTATTTCCTGAGAATTGTGCTTATTATACTAGTGCATAATTAACGAAATGAAAAATCATCGTCGTCGTCGTCATCATCATCGTCTAATTCTTCTATTTTATCATTTAATTTAACTAAAATGTTTTTATTTAATTTTAATTCATCTACTAAATTTTCAATATGATTTTTAATATTTGGTATATCCAATATAATATCATCTAAATTTTCAATAATTTTAAATATATCATTTTCTAATAATAACATAAAGTCACTCGAAATTTCTTTCAAACAATTAAATTCATTTATTAATTTAGGATTTTCCAGAACCTTATTAATCAATATATTAATTATATCTTTCTTTATTAAAAGTGTTTGATTCATAAAAGTAGTTTTAAAATAATATATTTTATTTGTTTTTACCATATCTAATAAATTTTGTTTTTCTATATTATCTTTCGTTTCTGTATTATTTGTATTTTTAAAATTATTATTTGGTTCATATTTTTCATCTTTTAATATTTTATCAAATATAAATAAGTTACTTTCTATAAAAAAAACGGAACGTTTTGATATATGATTAATATTATTTTTTAAAATATTATTTAAAATATCTTCAAATTGTTTTATTATCTTTTTCTGCTCATAAAATTTAAATGTTTTATTGTTTTCAAAAATAAATGTAAGCATAATATGAAGTAATTCAAATTCTATTTCTTTTATATCATCAAAATTATTATTTTGATGAAGCAAATCTATAATAATTATATTAATAACATCAAAATTAATATGTTTATTAATAAATAAAATAGAAAGTAATTCGACCAATAATAATGTTTTTTTCTTCGTAGAAAAAAATTCGTCATCATGTAAACCTTCTAAATTTATTTCTTTTTTCAAATAAAGTTCTTGAATAAAATCAACAAAGAAATTCTTAAAATTTAATTTTTTAAAAACATTTTCTTTTAATATTTCAACATCTGTGAAAGGTCCCATTTTTTGTGTTATATTTTCTTCCAGTTGATAAACAGCATAAAAAAATTCTTCTTCTTTTACAATAGTAATTAAGTTATAATGAATTTTTTTATTATTCCATATTTTTGAACATAAATTAATATATATATTTCTATATTTATTATCATATATGCATTTGTTAACTATTTCTTCGCTTAATATTTTAAATATATTCATATTTTTAATTTCTAATAATTTTTCTATTAATTGATCGCTAACTTTATCAAATGTATCATTTGATATTTTATTTAAATAAGTGCGAATAATTATGTTTAATCTTTCATCTTCATCATCAATACTTTCAAAACTGCATACTTTCTTGAACTCGGACCCATAACTATTATTACGATTTATTTTATTGTGTTTATTATTTTTCTCAAAAATAGACTTCGAAAACTTAGCATTTAATTGTTTTGTTTTTTCAATTTCACTATGTATTAATTTTTTATATATTTGATAAAAAATAAAATGATTTTCTAAATTATCTTTAGACAATTTTTCATTATAAATAGAAGAATCAAAGTCTTTAATGTGAGTGTTAAATAAATTATAATTTAATTCCATACATTTATTAATATAATATTCTTTAAATGATAATATTATTAAATAATTTAAAAAAATGAAAAATTGAATTTAAAAAAGAAAATATAACTTATATATAATTATGGAATTACAAAATAATAATCATAATATTAATAATCTAAGTGATGAATTATTTAATGAATTTCTTTTAACGGAAAAAATTATCATAGAACCAAAAGATTTAAATCATCAGATAAATAAAACACTTGAAGAAAAATTAAAGGAAAAAATTGAAGAAAAATGCATAAGTGAAGGGTTTGTAAAAAAAGATTCTATTCAAATTGTTAAAAAAGGTTTAGGTGAGTTAAAGGGAAGTCAATTTAATGGTAATATGAGTTATGAATTGTTATACAATGCACAAATTTGTAATCCTAAAATTGGACAGATTTTAAAAGCAAAAGTTAAATTTATAAAAAAAATAGGAATATTAGCTTATAATGGACCTTTAAGTATTATTATTGGTAAAGAATTTCATCATGATTTAAGCATATTTGAAGATATTAATCCAGGTGATATATTAGATGTACAGGTAATTGCTTCAAAATTTTCTTTAAATGATAGAGAGATCAAAGTAATTGCAAATCTAAAAATAGAACAAGAAAGTGAAGATACAATGGTATTAGGTGATCTTATTAACAATATGGAAGAAGAAGATAAACAAAATGATATTGAAAATAATCAAGAACAAGAACTTGATGAAGAAAGCAATGATGATTTAGATAATTTAAGCTTAGAATCACTAAGTGAAGATGAAGATGATGATGATGCTTCATTTGATAATGGAAACTTAGAAGATGAAGAAGAAGAAAATATTCAGGAAAATGAAAATATAGAAGACGAAGAAGAAGAAGAAGATGAAGTAAATATAATTAATGTAATTGATGATGAAATAAGTGAACAAGATGCAAATAGTGATATTGATGAATAAACTTCGTTAAAATAAATTTTAAAATATATTTATATTAATCATGGATAATATTTTAGATACATTTCAAATAAGTAAAAAAAATATTGATAAAAATGAAAAATTAAGTCAAGAAGAATTAGAAATAAATATAAATTCAAATATTATTTTAAAAAAGAAAAAACTAATTGAATATTCTAAAAATCTAACAAAATTAGAATATAATGAAATTTTCTCTATTATTGAAAAAGATAATTGTGATTATAGTTCGAATATAAATGGTATATTCATAAATTTATCAAATGTAGGAGAAAAGACAATTGATAAAATATTTAATTTTTTAAAATATACAAAACAAAAAAAAAAGGAGCTTAAAGAAAAAGAATTTTATATAGAAGATTTTAAGAAAAATATTAGTGAAGAAGAATGTATAAAAATAAATAAAAAAAATAGTAAACAAAAAAATGAATATTGTGATGATTTATCGAGTGATGAAGAGGAATGTACTGAAAAATATATATATTTTTCGAGTGATGATGAATAATTTTTTTAAAAAAAAAAAAAGTTGAACATTTTTATTTAAGATTAAAATACTAATAAAATACAAAGATATGTTAAGTGTAAAATATATAAGCAATTATTTAAATAAAAATGAATACGAAGATTCACAAAAAAAGATAGATGCTGATGTTTACAAAAAACTTCAAGAATTTGAGATTAAAAAAGATATTACATTGCCAGAATATGATAGTGAAAATAAACAAGATAAAACAATAGATAAAACAATAGATAAAACAATAGATAAAACAATAGATAAAACAATATTGAGTAAAGATTATGAATCATTACCAGAGTCTTTTGAAAAATATTTTAATAATCATTATTGTTTATTTAAAATAAAGAATAGAAATAAAAGTAATATTTTTACATTTTTCAGTTCATTATTTATTATTGGTAACGAAGAATATATTCTTTTTAATTATGAAGAAAAATTAACATGTATAAAATCATTTATAAAAAAAATGGATGATGCATTATTTACAGAAAATCATTATGAAAAATTTGGTTATCATAAAAATAAATATTTTAATAAAGAGAAAATACTTTGTGTATTAAAGGAAGCATTTCAAGGTAGGGTAAATGAATATTTTGTATTATTATTACAACATGTATCAAATTTTTTAGGAATTAATATGTACATATTTGAACTTAAAAATAATGAAATAGTATCCAAATTATCATATTTATCAAATAAATATAATTTTAAGGAAGAAAATGAAAAAAAAAATATTAATTTTTATTTACCAAGTTATTTCATTATAAAAGAAGACGACATGTATTATCCAATACTTAAAAAATCTGATACGAATATTAATTATTTAATTCACGATGAAATAAAAGAGCAACCTATTTTTAAGATACTTGAAAAATTTGATATTCAACTTTATTCTGTGCAAAAAACAAATAATCATCAATTTGATAAAATGAAATTAGAGGAATTGCGAGAATATGCACTTAAAGAAAATATTTTAATTACAAAAACTTCTGAGAAAACAGGTAAGGAAATAAAAAAAAAGAAAGATGAATTAATCGAAGATTTAAAAAAAATATAATTTTTTATATATTTTTTTAAATTATGTATTTTTTTTAAATTATATATATTTTTTATATATATATTTTTAATATTTTTAATTTTTTAAATATATAAGAATTATAATAATAAAATTATTTAAAATACAAATAATAGTATATATTAGATATGGAATTAAGTCCTAAAAGTTATGATAAATTAAAACAATTCATTAAAAAATCTAAAAAAGAAAATTATTTAGAATTTGAAATTAATTTTAATGATCAACAATTAGATCAAAAAAAATTTGAATCTGTATTTAATAAATTAACTTTTTCACAAAATAATAATGGTTTAGGTTTAACAAAAACAATTATTCAGCATTTGGATATTTATTTAAAAAGTGAAAATAATAGTCGTTCAAGAATGACTATATTAGATGAAAAAGCAATTAAAAAATATTGGTTAGGTATTGAATTAGATGATAGTGACTTTATATTAGAAGAAAAAGAAAAAATAGAAAAATATGACGATGAAGATTATCATTTTCGTATGAATTTAAGTAAAGAAATACCTAAAGAAAAATTTTTAGAAAAAAATATTTCGTTATTAAAAGCAAATAATACAAATAAATATTATCGTTTAAAAAATAGATATTCTATAAAAAGTCCTGATGGTTTATTTACATTTGATTTAACAATCATAAAGCAGGGTTTTGGATCAAATTTTAAACAATCAAAAACATTAAATAGTTCTCCTAAATTTGAAATTGAAATTGAATTTAACAATAAAAAAGAAACAAAAAAAGAGGAAGAAACAATATTAAAAGAATTTATTCAGTATATATATTTGATTTTGAGTACATTAAATGATAGTAATCAACTAATGAGTCAGGTTAAGATGGATGAAATTATTTATGAATATGAAAGACTTGTTGATGTTAATAAAAATAGTAATTTTTTCATAGCAGCAAATCCAATTACACTTCATAAGCGCAATTTAATTAAAAGTGATGAAATTAAAAATATTTATAATCGATATGGTGTTTCATTGAAGGCAGATGGAGAACGTTTTTTTGCATATGTAAATAAACTTGGTATCATTTATTATTTTAACAATAATAAAAATGTTTTATTTAGTGGATATAGTTGTAAAAGTTATAGTCAATCATTAATAGAGGGAGAGTTAATTGTATTAGAAAATAAAAAAATATTTTATGCATATGATATGTTATTTTCAAAAGGAAATGATGTACGTAGAAAATTATTAGTTAGTTTGCGTAAAAAAGATGAAAGTTATGATGAAAAATTAGACGGTCGTTATGATATATTAAATAAATTTAGAAAAAGCACAGATTTTAAAGAAGAAAAAAGTATTCATGAACATGATAGAATTGAATTCAAAATTAAACCCATTAAATTTTCGTTGAAAAGTGATGGAAGTGATATTTTTGAAAAATCAAATGAATTATGGAGTAGTCGCGCTCAAAATGAATTTGAGGTAGATGGAATGATTTATACACCTATTTATACTCATTATCCGATGAAAGGAGGTAAATGGGATTATTTATTTAAGTGGAAACCACCTCATTTAAATTCAGTTGATTTTTTGGTAAAATTTATGAAAGATGAAAATGGTGTGATTATCAATAGTCCGCATATTGATAATGTTAAACGCATAGATAAAAAGGTAGAGCGTCAAATTAAGATATATCGTACATTGGAGCTTTATGTAGGAGGAATGAATTATGAATATAATAATAAATTTAAGAGAATGATGAGTACAATTAAGCCAATATTATACAATCCACTTAGAGTTGAAAATGTTGAATTAAATGAAAATAATTCTTCAAAAATATTTATTGATGGTTCTGAGAAAATATATTCTTTTGACCCTATTACTAAAGTAAAAGAAGAAATTAACGATGATACGATTGTTGAGTTTGCTTATAATGTAGATGAAAGCAATGGGTTTCAATGGACACCTATAAGAGTAAGACATGATAAAACAAATCAATATAAAGAGGGAAAACCAATATATGGGAATAATGAAAAAACGGCAAATGATATATTTATTTCAATTAAAAATCCTGTAACAGAGGAGATGATTACAACTGGACAAGTTGATATTAGTAATGATCCTATGATTGGTGATAATAAATCATATTGGACAGCTCTTGAAAGTACAAATGAAAATAAGAAAAAACGTTATCCATTTCAAAATTTCCACAATCTTTATATAAAAAATCAGCTTTTTTATATTAGTTCGCCAACATTTCTTCACGATTATTCAAGTGGTCAACATGGTAAAATATTAGATGGTTGTAGTGGTAAAGGAACAGATATTACAAGAATTAAAAAAGCAAATTATGCAGAAGTCGTTGGTATTGAAATTGATGAAATTGCTGTACAACATGCACAGAGTTTTTATAAAACAGCTGTATCACGCCCTAAACCAAAGGCATTTTATGTAAGAGGAGATATGTCTAAACTTATTTTCCCAAATCAATCATGTGCATTTACGGAAAGTGGAAGGATTTACACAAAAAAATTTATTCCAAACAAACATTATTTTGACACCATGTGTTTAATGTTTTGCGTTCATTATTTCTTTAAAAATGAAATTAGTTTGCGCACAATCATACAAAATATAAATGATTCGTTGAAGATTAATGGATATATAATTGGAACATGTTTTGATGGTGCTAATTTATATAAATTACTACAAAATAAATCATCAATTAGTGGAAAAACATTTGAAGGAGAGACTATGTGGAAGATTGATAAAGCATATAACGGTCGTATGACATTTGGTCCTAAAAATGCAAATCTTGGAAAAGAAATTGATGTATTTGTACAGACGATCGGACATGTGCACAAGGAGTATTTAGTCAATTTTGCTTATTTTGAAAAAATGATGAATGAATATGGATTTGAAAAAATAATTATTAAACCATTTGAAGATTTTTACAATGAATTAAAGGCTGGTGAAAATATTATGAATATGGATGAACAAGAACTTAGTAAAATAAAAGGATTTATGGAGAAAATGTCAGATGTTGAAAAGGAATTTAGTTTTTTTAACAGTGCGTTTATATTTAAGAAAGTAGATCATTCCTCGGATTCTTTGTTTCGTAAATTAGTTGAATTGATGGAAAAAGAAGAAAAAAAAGTCGGAATAGCAATGAAAGTATCAAAAGAGGACGAAGGTGTTATTGTTGCTAAAGAAGAAATATAATGAAAAAATGTGTATAAATATTATTTTAAATAATTAAATATACTATATAAAGGTATAACTCTTTTAATAATTATGAAGTTCTCATTTCAAAAAGTAGAACAAATTAATAATCATTCTTTTGATTTGGTGCAAGTAAATAAAAAAAGAAACTTATTATTCAAATCTTATTATGATAAAATATCAAAAAAAAAAGAAGAAATAGATAATAATGAAATATCAAAATATTGGGATAAAATGAAAAAAATTGGAAATCCATATGAATTGATTTATACAAGTTATAACAAAAAGAGAAAAAATGACAGTATTAGTGACTATTCTCCAATAAGTCGTTCATATTTTAAATTATGGGAGATTTTTTACAATTTTGATATATTTAAATATTCAAAAAATAATGATGTATTTCATTGCACTCATTTAGCAGAGGGACCTGGTGGATTTATGGAAGCATCAATTAATTATTCAAATAAAATGAAAAAAAAAAATAGTCATTTTTGGGGATTAACATTAAAACCCAATGATGAATATGTACCTGATTGGAACAAAATAAAAAAAATATGTAAAAATGAAAAAAACGCAGTGATTGAATATGGTGATTTATATGAGTATGAAGATGTTTTTAATTTTATATTTAATTTACAATTTCAAAACATGGATTTAGTTACGGCAGATGGAGGTTTTGATTACTCAAGTAATTTTAATGGTCAAGAACTTAATTCGTGTCAAATTATTTATTCTGAAATTGTGGTAGCGTTAAATATATTGAAGAAAAATGGATGTTTTGTTATTAAAATGTTTGATTTATTCAGTTTAACAAGTATACAATGTTTACAATTATTAGTAGAAAATTTCGAAGAAGTTGTTATTTTTAAACCTGAGACAAGTCGTCAAGCAAATTCTGAAAAATATATTGTATGTTTATATTACAAAGATATTTTGAGTGATATTAATAAAGAAAAATTGTTATTTAATATAAAAAAATGGAATGAACTACCAAAAAATGATGATAATTATGTAATGTTAGATATAAAAATAAAAAATTCAATTGTTCATGATCTAAATAATTTTAATAATAATTTTGTAGATAACCAAGTTCAATATATTGATAGTATTTTGCATTTGATTAATAATAAATTAAATAAAGATGAATATCATGAATTATTGAAAAATCAAGTATTTAAAGCAATTGAATGGTGTAAAAAATATCATATAAAGATCAATGAAGAAAGTGTTTATTACAAGAAAAATAATTAAATATAACCTTAAGTGGAAATAGTATTTGTACTTAAAGTTATATTTATAATTAAATATGAGAGTAATTTAAACTCAATAAAATATGAACAAAAGAAATTATGATGAAATGATATCTAATGATTTAATTAGATATTATAAAGATAAAAGAATATATTATTTTCAAAATGAAAAAGAAGAACTTACATATTTTAAATATAAAAATACAATCATTAAAAAAAATAAATTAGAATTTAAATATAAAAGTGATGAAGAATTGAAAGAAAATATATTTTATGCGTTAGGCTTAGTCCCAAATAATGCTTTATTTTCTTATAATGATAAATATTATTTATTTTTAAAATTTGACAATAATTATCAAATCGTGTTTGCACAAGAATACGATATTAAAAATAAAAAACGTTTATTAAAATATATTTTTAAACCAAATACTATTATTAAGAGAATATTAAAAGATTATTAAAAGATTATTAAAAGATTTTTTAAGATTTTTAAGATTTTTTAAGATTTTTTAAGATTTTTTAAGATTTTTTAATGGATGGTAATACATCAAACCTTTTCTTCTTTTTTATTCTGACTTGTATATGCTATAAACCAATAAAAGTATTTATCAAAACCCAATTTTATTATTTTCTTCATCAATACTCAAAAATTTATTGAATTCCATAAATTTTTCAATAATTTCTTCTTTTTTAGTATGAAAAATATCAATAAGTATATTTTTAACCAATTCTTTAGTAATTTTACTTTTATTAAAATCATTGTATTTTTCTTGAATATTATCTTTATGTTTTTTTAAGTCTTTATTGACTAAATTATCGTCATCATCTTTAATGTCACTATAAAATTTCAATAAATGATTGTATAATTTGTACATTGTTGAAACAATAATCTCGTCATTATCAACATTCATAAATTTATTTTCTTGAAATACAATTCCAGATTGGTTATTTTCGTCCAGTAAAACATTCATGTTTTTATCATTTTTTAATATTTCCTCCATAGTATTTGAGTATTTATTATCAGATAGTAATAACAATAATTTCTTTTGTATATCGATTTTAGAAATATCCCATTCTTCATTAAAATTTTTAAGTATTTTTTTAGCTTCACTATTAATAATATTCGAATTATTATAAACGTTAATATTAATATTATTAATTTGTTGATTATTAATTTGTTGATTTTCTATATTTTGTTCTATATTCTTTTGTATATATATATTTTGAACATTACTATTTTGTGTTTTTTCTTTTAATATTCCACATTGTTTTTTTTCTAAATGACGAAGTAATTCATATTTTCGAAAAAACTCTTTTTTACAAAAACAACATATTTTTTTATTGTTTTTTTTATAACTTAAAACCACTTGATGAAAACTATTTTCACTATATTCCCAGTTATCATCCACTAAATCTGTTTCATCTTTTGTTTCTACATAAATTAAATCCTTTTCTTGTTTATTTTTAAAAGATAATTCTTGTATTTGAACATCACTATAATAATATGAATCTACATTTCGAACACATTCGTTTTTGCGCCCTAAATGTTTCTTCATATCTTTTTTATTTTTACAATAATAAAAACATCGATGACATTGATATACCATAATCCTATATTAAAGAAGGGTTCTATTTTTATATCTATTTTTTTTTTTATTTTATTTATTTAACATTTTTTCATTTTTTATTTTTGCAAAACTTGAAAATGACTTTTTTTTTGCAAAAATCACATTTTGGATTTTTGCATAAAATGGAATTTTAAATATTTAAAAAAAAATAAAAAGCATTAAAAAAATGTCAAATTTATAAAATTGTATACCATTTTTTTTTAAAGTGTCAAATTTGTCAATAATGGCAAATTTCATTTTTGTCCCAAAAAGTGGGGATTTTTTAGCATTCATAAATTTTATATTTTTCTAATGTTTTTTATTGATAAAATATATATTATTTTTATATATTATTATCATTCATATATTGATATAAAAGTATGAATATTTTATATATTTTTTTTATGGTAATCTTTAGCACAATAATAGGACAAATTTGCTTTTTATCAATAAAAATGTAAAAACCATTAGCGCAATTTTTTGAACGGTGTTTTTTACAAAAAAAGTGTAAATATATATAGATATTTTAAGACGCTCTTGATAAAAAAAAGCGGAAAAAGTTGCAAAATGGCAAAAATGGCAAATCTCTACCAGGGGGTGCAGTCGCCTAGCCTAGACAAGGAAAATTTTTGAAAAAAAAAAACCATCAACAATTTTTCGTGACCCCCAAAACAGAAAAAGTCAAAAAAGGTAGAAAATGCTAAAAAATGGGGACAAAATGCATTCCATGGAAAAATATTTTTTAAAATGTTTTTCGAGGAAAATATAACATATAAAAATGAAAAAATGAAAAAAAAAAAAAAAAAAAAAATTTCCCAATTTGTCTTTTTTTGTTTTTTGAAATAAATAAAAAATAAAC